GAGGCGGTCATCTCCAAGAGCCCCAAGCTCATCGCCATGATGGACCCACTCAACGAGAGTGAGGCGTGCAGTGGCATCGTGAACGACACTACTGTCAACCGCGTTAACATGCGGACGGCGGCAGGCTACCCCTACGGTGGCGCGAAAGGGAAGTTGTTTGTGGCCGACCCTGACGACCCACTATCGGACAGGGTGCTCATGAGCGACGACTTGCGCGCCGAGGTCGCTGCAATGCGAGCTCACATGGGGACAGGGAAGCGCGTCAACAGCGTATTCAAAGCCTCGCACAAGGACGAGCCGGTGAAAATCGGTAAGGAAAAGGTGCGGGTTTTTGAGGGGTCGCAGATTGCACTCACCATTTTGGTGCGCACCATGTTTCTGCCACTCATGGCAGTCTGCTACTTGTGCCCTTTGCTGTCCGAGAGCGCCGTGGGTACCAACCCGTACGGCGCCGCGTGGGATGTGCTCAACAGCTATCTCGCGCAACACAACGACAAGGAGAAAGTCGTGGGTGACTGGAAAAACTATGACTATTCGGAGTCATACCAGGAGATGATGGCTGTGTTCTCGGTGTTGATACACTTAGCCCAAACATACGGGCGGTACACGGCCGAGGACATTATCGTGATGTGGGTCTTAGCTGAGGAGCTATGTCGACATTACGTAGTCATGCGGGGTGATGTGTTCTACGTCGAGGGCGGAAACGCCTCCGGGAATGCATTGACGGTGTTCCTCAACAATTTCGTGAACGGGCTGCGCATGCGCGCAGCTTTTTACGGGATTGCTGCGGGGCTGCCGATTGCCGAGCGGACGCACGGGGCGTCCAGCTACACGGCTTTCCGGCCCAAGCCCGTCTACATGGGCCACATCGAGCTGGACCCAGGCTACCGTTCCCACTTGGGGGGGCTGCTGCCCGGCATACACGGTCGCTTTCTCGACTACGTGTTGTCCACATTTTACGGCGATGACTTCGTCTTAGCCGTGAAGAGTCAGCACGTGCCCTGGTTCAACCAGCGCAGCCTGGCCAAGTGGTTCAAGCACCAAGGGAAGGAGATGACCGACCCCTCCAAGGAGGAATTCACGGCAGATACCACGCCGGA